AAAACAATTATCGATACACCAGTATAATATGGTATACTTGTGGTTATGAGCGATATTACAAATCAAAAACTTGGTCCTGTAATGAAGGGTCAAATCGGAGAAACTAAGATTCGTGTAATCGAAGAACCATTCTCAAAGGCTGGAATGTACGTTTGGGTAAAAGCTGATGGCAAGTTCTTTACTGATGGAGAGGGAAACGTTCTTAATATTCCATCAATGAAAGATGATCAAGCCAAAATTGCAGAACTTCGTGCAGCAGCTGCACACTATGGTGAGCCAGATGGAAAAGAACTCTTTATGTCAAACATTGCAAGGGTATCCGAAGAAACTCACTCCGAACAGGTAGATAGAATGTCTCAGGGTCTTATTCCTTCTATGAATGACCTTGGAGCACTTATTGCAGCCAAGCAGACAATTGATACATATGGAGTTGAAGCCTACAATGCCGATTAATCAAAATGATGGTTTGACAAGAGTTATAATTCCAGCCAGAACTGATGATCTTCCAGAGATTGAAGATCCATTTAAGAATTCAGATCCATTCAGAAATGATTGGGAAATGGTTAAGAACCTAGATGGTCTTGATACAAACTTTAAGCGTCGTGCAGCTAGACTTGCAAAGGTAGAATACACAGACGACTACATTGATTCTGCAAACGCTACACCACATGGAAAAGATGCAAAGTCAAAGGCTATCAATCCTGGAGTTGTTTACCGTAATGCATACGGACTCTTTGATGTAATTACACCTCCATACAATCTTTATGAACTTGCAAACTACTACGACACATCTTTTGCCAACCACGCCGCTATTGATGCTAAGGTTGAGAATACGGTTGGTCTTGGATATGATTTTGTTGTATCTGATCGTACAATGATGAAGCTAGAAGATACAGAAGATCAAGATTCAGTTAAGAGAGCACGTAAGCGTATCGAACGTCTAAAGATTCAACTCCGTGACTGGCTTGAAAATCTTAATCAAGATGAATCATTTACTAGCATTATGGAAAAGGTATTCACAGATGTTCACGCAACTGGAAATGGATATATTGAAATAGGTAGAACAACAAATGGAGAAATTGGATATGTAGGACACATTCCTGCAACCACAATGCGTGTTCGTCGTATTCACGATGGTTTTGTTCAGATTATTGCCAACAAGGTTGTTTACTTCCGTAATTTCGGGGCAGTTAATAAGAACCCCATTACTGCTGATCCACGTCCCAATGAGATTATTCATATTAAAGAGTATTCTCCACTTAATACTTTCTACGGAGTACCTGATGTAATTGCAGCACTTCCATCGCTTCTTGGAGACGCTCTTGCATCACAATATAACATTGACTACTTTCAGAATAAGGCTGTTCCTCGTTATGTTGTAACCCTCAAGGGAGCACAACTTTCTGCAGAAGCAGAAGACAAGCTTTTTAGATTCCTTCAGACTGGTCTTAAAGGACAGTCACACCGTACTCTATATATCCCACTTCCTGGAGATACAGAAAGTAATAGAGTTGAGTTCAAGATGGACCCAATTGAGAATGGTGTACAAGAAGGCTCATTCAGTATTTATCGCAAACAGACTCGTGACGATATTCTAATCGCACACCAAGTTCCACTTTCCAAGTTAGGTGGATCGGACTCTTCTCAGATTGCGGCAAGCTTGGCACAGGATCGCACATTTAAAGAACAGGTCGCTAGACCAGCCCAACGCAATCTTGAGAAGATTCTAAACAAGATCATTCGTGAGAAGACAGATATTCTAGAACTCAAATTTAATGAACTCACACTTACTGACGAAATTGCACAGTCACAGATTCTTGAGCGTTATGTCAAGAACCAGATCATGCTTCCTAACGAAGCTCGTGAAGCAATCAATCTTCCACAACGTCCAGACGGAGACAAGCCTTTCGAAATGTCTTCTCGTCAAGCAACAGATGCTCGTGCAAATAATGCACAGAATAGAGCAAGAGATACTCAAAGAGTTAATAATCAGTCCGATGGATCTGCCACAGTTTCTGGTAGAAATCCAAAGGGTGAGGGAAATTCCTCAAATTAATAACATTACAAAAATATAGGATATAATTAGATTAGTATGACCATACAAAAAGCCCATTGGAATACAGACGGCGATACCGTTCGTCTGTCAATGCCCCTATCAAAAATTGATCAGGAGCGTCGAATCGTTTCTGGTTTTGCAACTCTAGATAACATCGATAAGCAAATGGATGTTGTTACACCAGAAGCATCGATGAAAGCATTTGAAAAATTCCGTGGTAACATTCGTGAAATGCATCAACCAATCGCAGTTGGTAAAATGATTGCATTTAAAGAAGACAAGTACTTCGACCCTGAGACAAAGAAGTTTTACAATGGAGTATATGTTTCAGCATATGTCTCAAAGGGTGCTCAGGATACTTGGGAGAAGGTTCTAGATGGAACTCTCTCAGGTTTCTCAATTGGTGGTAAAATGAATAAGTGGGATGATGCTTATGACGAGAGTATGGAAAAGTCAATCCGTATTATTAAAGATTACGATCTAGTAGAACTATCATTAGTAGATACCCCAGCAAATCAGTTTGCCAATATTCTTTCAGTTGAAAAGGTTGATGGGGTGGATGTAGTAAAGGGAGACGTTATTGATCTAGTTACAGAAAATGTATTCTGGGATCAAGAATCTGGTCTTGTAACTATTTCAGAAAACGAATCTGAGCTAAGTCCAATCACAAATTCACCTATGCAGAATATTGGTTTTGTCGAGAAGTCAGATGCTGACAAGCTTGACATGGTAAAGTTCTTGGTTGATAGTGCTAAAGGCATTAATACAATTGAGATAAACAAGGAGGATAATATGACAGACGAAGTTATTAACGAAGTTCCTGCAGAAGTTGCAGAAACTGAAGCTGTTGATATCGCTCCAGAGGCAGATGCCGAAGTCGCAGAAGTTGCCGTTGATGCAGAAAAGGCTGACAAGCCTGAAGTTGAACCTGCCACTCCTGAAGAGGATGCAGCAGAAGATGCTACTGAAGAGGTAGACGACGAAGAGGTATCAAAGAGTTCAGGTGAGGAAACTGTTAGTGCAGTTGTTGAACTCAAGGATGCCGTTACATCAGCCTTTAGCGAAATCACCTCAGTAATTAAGTCACTAGCTGACGAAGTTGCTGAACTAAAGAAGTCACATGAAGTTGTTTCTGCAAAAATTGCAGATGCAGAAAGTGACTTTACAAATCTTGGAAAGCGTTTTGAAGCAGTAGAAGCAGATACCGCTTTCCGTAAGTCTGGCGATCTCGGAGAGATCGTACAGGAACCAGCAATGGTTGAAAAATCAGTATGGGGCGGACGTTTCCTCAACAACTCCGATCTACTAAAATAAAAAAAATAAATTTCATGGAGGTGAAAAATATGTCGGAAGAAATCATTAAAAACATTCCTGGCGGTGCATTCCCCAACTCAGAGGGTTCAGCATTCTCAGGAGGTATCGGTGGTGTAAGTGACCCTGGTTTCCCTTATCTTGGAGAAACTTCAGGTGACTTCAACGGTGGTGTTACAGACGGACCAAACGCAGTTAACCCATCCAACACCCCTGACCCACTATATCCAGGTGCTGGTATCCTACGTCCCGATCAGGCTCGTCGCTTTATTGACTATGTTTGGGATGCAACAGTTCTCGCACAGGATGGTCGTAGAGTAACAATGCGAGCTAACACAATGGAACTTGAAAAGGTTAACGTTGGTGAGCGTGTTATTCGTGCTGCAAACCAGGGAGACCCTGGATTCACAAACGCAGGTGCGACATTCAGCAAGGTTGAGCTTACAACTAAGAAGCTTCGTCTTGACTGGGAAGTTTCATCAGAAGCTCTCGAAGACAATATTGAAGGTGGTGCTCTTGAGGATCACCTCGTACGTCTTATGACTACAGCTTTTGGAAATGACATTGAGGACCTCGCCATTAACGGCGACAACTCAACTGGAGACTTCCTTTCAATTATGAATGGTTTTGTAAACCAGACACGTAACGATGGGTTCGCCCACGGTGCAGACAGCAACAACTTCAACATTGGAGCTGGCTCTGACTGGACCACAGAGGACATGCAAGCAATTGTTCTTGCCCTTCCTCGCCGTTACCGTGCTCTCCAGAGTGGACTCAAGTTCTACGCTGGTACAGACACATTCGCAAACATCGTAAAGAACAATGGTACAAACTTCTACGCAATCGGTACAACCGAAGCTGCTCGTGGTTCATACCTTGGCGGTGTTGACCAGACAACTGGCGGTGCTCGTCAGACTCGTGTTCTCGGTATTCCTGTTTTGGAAGTTCCTTACTTCCCTAACGACTATGTTGAGCTTACATTCCCTGCTAACCGCATTTGGGGATTCCAGCGTGACATTACCGTTAACCGTTTCTACGTTCCCAAGAAGGACACAATCGAATACACCGTATTCGTTCGTTTCGGAATCAACTGGGAAGAGCAAGATGCTATTGCTT